AAATGAGACAATGGGCGGAAACCAATGGTATTCAACCATTTAAACCTAATGAGGAGGAAGAATAATGTCTAGTGATAAAAGGGATAAAAATGACATAGATAAAAAGGCTCATGCAGCAAAGAGCAAGAATTATCGTTCTCGTTTAAAAAGTGCCGTTGAAAAGGGTGATGTTGAAGATGTTGTTAAGTCTTTGATGTTATTGGCAATTCGTGTTAATGAAGACCAAGACTTTAAGGCTTCACCTAGAACATGGATGGAGTTGTTGCAAGTTCTTGTCAAGTATAAGTCTGAGTTTGGTGCCACTGATAGTGATTTCAGTGACATACTTAGAGGTGTGAATGGTGGAGATGTGCAAGATGACGATTGAGGGAGAGATTAGAGGATGAAACTAAAGTATTACAAGAAGAAGCCACATAAAGAGAGCAAAGACTATTCTGATGTTGTCATGACACCTGTCGATTTGGCATGGCGTATTGTTGACCATTTCTCTCCTTCAGGTCGTGTTTTAGAACCAGCATCAGGTGGAGCAGAAGGTGGATTTATTTCACATCCTGCTTTTACAGATTGGTGTGAAGTGCGATTAGGTAAAGACTTTTATGATTGGGAAGAGCATGTCGATTGGATTATTACCAATCCTCCTTACAGTTTATTATCTCAGTTTTTGGAAGCGTGTCTAACAGTTGCTGATAATGTTGTCTTGGCACCTATTCATTTTACGCATTGTGTTTCTTCTAAGAAGCGGATGAAGATGATAAGAGACTTAGGCTTTTCAATCAAAGAAGTGGTATTACTTGATACTCCTGCAAAACCTTGGCCACAAACTGGATTCCAGTATGTTTGTATTCATTTTCAACGAGGCTATCAGGGTGATGTAAAATGGACGGATTGGAGAAGTTATTAGTGGTGGAAAGGACGATGAATAACAAAGGGCAGAGGTGAGGATGCACAAATGGGTAGAATAACCAAGATAACACCAGAAGTTTACGAGGCGTTTAAGGACCCTCGTAATTTCTTTAAGTTTTTGAGAGTATTTGATAAAGAGACAAATACACTTGTGCCGTTTCAATTGCGTGAAGAGCAAGAAGTTTTATTAGATGCGTTGATGAAGTATAATAAAATTGTGGTATTGAAGGCAAGACAGTTAGGTGTTTCGACTTTATTAAGAGCGTATTTCTTGTGGAAGTCTTATATGGCAACTGAACCTACAAGACATGCAATTATCAGTTATACAAGGGATAGTGCTGACCATTTGCATAATATGGATAAAGGTTTCTATTCATCTCTTCCAAAAGCATTGCAAAGAAAATTGTCAAAGTCTTCAGCACGAACACTTCAGTTTGATGATACCTTAGCTGAGTTAAGAGCATTTACAGCAGGTGGTAAAGGTGGAGCAACACGAAGTTTCTCTTTTACAGATACACATATTTCAGAGTTTGCATTCTTTGATGACCAAGATGACTTATTGGCCAATGTTATGGCATCAGTAGGTGAAGGTCAAATTGTTATTGAGACAACACCAAATTCACCAGGTGATAAGTATCATGAGTTGATAACAGCATCACCTGATAATGGTTGGCATTTGTGTTGGTTTCCGTGGCATGAGCATAAAGAATATACGAAGAAAAGTCAGTTTCATCAACCTCAAGTTCCTGACCCAACTGAGGAAGAATTAGCCATAAAGGAAGAATTTGGTCTGACATTGGGCCAGTTATATTGGCGTCGTACAATGATAAGTACGATGGGTATAGAAAAATTTAGGAGAGAATTTCCAGGAACAATTGATGAAGCTTTCTTTTCTGCCTCTAATGAATTTTTTCCCCTTGATATCCTCAATGAAATGGAAGTATTTGATGGTGGAAATACTCGTGAAGTATTTTATGATGATAAGATGCCAGGTGACAGATATGCTATGGGTGTTGATGTGGCTGGTGGTAGAGGTGGAGACTATTCTGTTATTTCAATTGTTAGTTGTACAACAATGAACCCAGTTTATATATATAGAAGTAACCAGGTTTTACCACATGAATTAGCAGATAAGGTATATGAATTATATTGGGAATGGGATGAACCATATACTATAATTGAACAGAATGGTCCTGGTGAAACTGTTTTATATAGAATGAAAGAATGGAAAGTAAAAGGTCTATATCGTGATGCAGCAGGTAAAGACTGGCGGACAAGAAAGGAAAATAAAATAGCTATATTTGACCATTTTCGTGACTTAATATGTGAAGGGGTAATTACTTCAGTTGATAGACATTTATGGTCAGAGTTGAGAAATATACAAATAACAAAGGGTGCGCCTTCAGCTATAGGAGCTCATGATGATATCGTTATGGCAACTGCATTGGCATTATGGGGAGCGAAATTAAAACCAGTTCCGAATATTTTACAAGTGAAGAAGACTATGATAGATGCTATGATAAAAAGTAGAAAAGCAAAACGAATTATTAAAGAAGGTGGCTTTCATAAAATGATAGCGGGAGGTAAGCGCTAATGAAATATAAAATGACAACTGATATTATCAAACAAATTGTGCAAGTGCATGAGGCTTATTGGGATAAATATAGAAATGACTTATATCGCTATAAATTAGCATATGAAACACGCTTTTGGGAAAAAGCAACAGAAGCAGAGATGGCAACCTATGTTCAAACTGCAGATGCTTATGGTTATATTGAAAGTTATATTGCTTCTCTATTTGCTCGTAACCCAGGTGTTATTATCAAAAATGGTATTCGTGGTCGAGGTGATGCAACAGTTGCTCAACATCTTGCAAATGACTTCTTGGTATATCAACGACAACAAATTGAAAATGCTTCACGTTTGGCTCTAATATATCCTATGTCTTATATCAAATTGATACCAACTGAAAGAGAAGATATTTATAGAAGAATTGATAGTTGTGCTATATGTCCTTGGGAAGTTATATTAGATAGAGAAGCAAGACGATATGAAGACCAAAGATATATTGGACATAAATATTTTATGACCTTAATGGAAGCTCGTGAAAAATTTGGTGATAAGAAATATGAACCAGTTCGTAAGGAAGAATATTTCGAACAATTTGCACTTAAGAATAATGACTATATCAATGAAGAAGAAATATCTGACCAGAATTTTGACTATTATAAATACATCGAAATTGTTGAATTATATGACTTACATACAAACCAAATGCATTTTTGGTCACCTAACTGGAAAGAAGGTGCTGAATTTCTTTTAACTGCACCAATTCCTTTTATTGATGCCAAAGGTGAACCAGCAATTCCTATTATTCCATTATATTTCAACCGTTTACCTGACAAGCCATTAGATGGTTATTCAGCAATGTCTCGTATTTATGACCAGATATATGAAACAAATATGGTTCGTACATATCAGGCTAATGCAGTTCGTAAAGCATCTCGTCAATATTTAATTAAGAAAGGTGCTTTAGATGAAGAGCAAATGGCACAAATTACATCAGGTATTGATGGTATATTTATTGAGGTGGATGAAGAGCAATTATCAGGTGTAATACAACCAGTTCCTCAAAACCCAACACCACCTGAATTACAATATTATATTCAACAAATTCAAACTGACAAAGATAAAGGTTCTATCCTTGCACCATTTACCCGTGGTGAAAGTTCACGTACATCTGCTACAGAAGCAGCAGCATTGGCAGCTTATACATCATCTGAGATAGGTCGTCTTGCACGTGAAAGAGATAATATGATAGAGCATGTGGCTTCTGTTTATTTGACAATGTTATCTCTTTATTTAGAAGAAAATAATGTTAGACAACTTATTCAAATTAATGGAGAATTAAAGGTCGTTAAACCTGAACAATTAGAAGAAAACTTTCATATCTATGCACAAGACCAAGCTTCAACACCACTTTCTGAGTCTGTAAAGAAGAGAGAATTTTTACAAACAATTCCCCTATTACAACAATTGGGTGTTCCAGGTGATATTATCTTAAAAGAAGTTGTAAGAAGTTTAAACCTGCCAGAAGACTTCAATATTGCAGCACAAGAAAATTTAGCAAAACAAGCATCAGCAGCAAAAGCAAGTTTGGCATCACAAGGTGTTGCACCTGACCAAGCTGAAATT